CGCCTTTAAGAATAAGTTGTGTTTCAAGTAATTCGTCGAATAGAATAGAAAATCTTGAACGTATTCTATTAACAAATTTAGAAAATTTAAGTTCATCTCTAGTGATTTCTGAAGCTCTACCGATATTAAACATACTGTTTTCGGTGTCTAACCTGGACACAGGGACATTTAAGGCCTTATATAATTTGTTCAGGAAGAATTGAATGTCTTCAATTTCACCAAGGTTTTGGCCACCTGGGAGTGTAGAGATTTCAGTTCCTTTACCACCTTCTCGGCGGGGAAGCCAAAAGTCTTCCAGCATGGTCATAAACTTTCGGTCATCTCTAACTTCACCTGTAGTAGAATCATAAACCAACTTGTTTTTATGCTTCACCATCATGTCTCGTAGGTACTGCTCAGCCTTCATTTTTGGGAGGTTACCAACGTCAATGTAGAAAATACGTCTTTCTGGTGCTCTAGAGATACGATAGATTGCAACTGCATCTTCCATCCATCTCAATACATTCATGGGTTTTAGAGCTTTATGTAGGTGTGATAATACTGCAACGGCCCTCTCGTCAATCAGACCAGACGTTACATAGCAGATGGAGTCTTTAGAGATTTTCAGACCTTCGGGGTTGTCCACCAACCCCTGTTCGTTATACACGAAAAACTCGTTGATCTTTTTGTTGAAGTGGGTGGAAAGGTTACCAACACTACCCTTTATCATCCTTGTTTTATCTGGTATTTCTTGTCTAATTTTTCGGATTTTTCGGGGGTCAATATACCTGAGTTCCATAATACCCTTGCGGGGTTTCTGTTCATCAATCATTATGTGGTAATACAACCTACCATCAACATACCATCGTTTGAAAATGTCATATCCTTCATTATTGAAGTCCAACAGTTGCATGATATGTTCAAATTCGTCTTTAATCTTATCTTTGATTTTCTTTGGTTGTTCTAAATCATCTAGATTAATTTCAATTGGAGGAGCATTTTTTTGCATGACAATTGCTTCATTAACAATGTCATCAATTGCTAGTTCTGCTTCTGGTTGTAATGAAAGGGCTCTGTATTTGGTGATGAGTTGTGCTTCGTTTTTAAGTTTCCCAGCACCATCCATATTAACATATGTACCAAAGGCTCCACCTTCAGCAACAACAATTGCACCATCATCTTTAGCGGGAGGAGCAAAAGATTTTACTCTATCTTGTCGTTTTTTGTCTTTTACTGGGCGGGATACACTAAAACCGAATAATTCAAATGCCATATTTTAATCTCTTTATGCTAATACAAATATAGGGACATTACTATTTATATAGTAATGCCCCTATAAAACTCACTAAGTTTTGGAAAAACCGTAGTTAGGCGGTTTTAGCTTTTATTAGCCACCCCAAATGTTGCCGCTTCCTGGGCCGTATGTACCCATTACTGTGCCATCATTACCAGATATCTGGGCGGCGGCCATAACGTCTCCGGCACCTGATCCCACAGTCCAGTAATCATATTGGAGAGTAACAGTATATTCTTCTACGGCGTCGTTTGTATCCCATGCCAATTCAATAGCTCCAATCTCTGATGGCCATAGTCCAACAAAATTATATGTCCTTATCTTATTTCCAGTCTTTCCCATCTGATGTACTTGAGCATCAGATTTATAGTTGCCTGGGGACCGGAGATTAGAGCTGGCGTGATTTACTCTCTTATGCCAATTTTCTAATCCTTTGCGGATTAGCATATCTTCATCATTAATGATTGTAATACTCCATTCAGCATAAGTCCTATCTCCTGCTACTTTAACTTTACGACCAAAGTAACTAAGTTCAATAGTACCTAAAGTAGAAGCTGGAAGGCTTGCGGCTTTTGCCATAAATGGTACCTGGGAGTACTCAGCGCCAGTCAATTCTACGAAGAATAAAGTTGGTCTAGCGCCGCCACCTGGTATTTGTCCTTTAAAAGTATCAATATTAAATGCCATTTTTGTTTAGCTCCTTTTCCTTAAAATTTTCCGACAATTTCACTAAATTCTACACCAGTTCTTACTGCCACAAAGTTTAGTTGAATGAAATTAATCGCTCTAGCAGGAACAACATAAATGTCACCAACGAACTCATTTCTGTCAATAACTTCTGGTGTATTATTCGTTGAATCTGCAACAACTTGGAAGTCTGTGATACCACGACGACCCTGAACATCCCTCAAGAATGGGTTAACCATATTCCTAAACTGTGCTCTAGTAAACTCATCATTGAACTCAAACAGCATAAACTTAGCAGCAGTTGCAATAGCTTTCTCCAGAACAATGAACAATCTACGGACATTAATTCTATCAAAGGCACTTGGCTTGGCAAGCATCGTCTTATCACCAAACATAACTGTTCCTTGACCAGGAACCGTTAAGATGGGATTTACACTTGCTTTATAAAGCCGGTCCCTATCAGCTTTTGCTGCCGGATTATATGCAAGTTTATAAACATTTTTAACATGTCCCCTATTATAGCCAGCAGGTGACCACCACGGGTCTCTTGAAAGGTCTGTCCTGACCATAAGACCAGCAATATCACCATTTAGAGGAACATATCGGTATAAATCAAAATACTTATCATACTGATATTTCCATCCACTATCCATAACTGCATAAGACGATGAAGGTAATGTATCACGATATGTTTTAACAGCAGACGATTCGTCTCCTATATTATCAACAACATTAGCACGAAGCGGAGATAGACATACAACACAGTCTTTTCTTGTTTCAGTAATGTTATTAATAACATGTGTTGCAATAGTTTGGTTAGCATCACCACCAAGAATTAATGAAACATCAACGTCATCTGCATCTTTAAATTTATCATATCCCCTAATGAAGTCTGCATTTGAAGGTGCAGCTCCTCTACGACCACCAGCCAATGACCTTGTTGAAGGTTTGGATGGAGTGCCAAATGTCACACCTTTAGCATTACTACCTGCATTTGTTTTAACAGTTAAATGGTCTGCCCAACGAATCCATTGTGACTGTTGGTTGAGGACCTCTTTATAATAGTTTGTAGAGCCATCATCTTGTTTTGCATCTAAAGCAGCAGAAACAGCAGGATACCGTTCTAATACTTGACCAGCGGTTCCAGTAATGTCACCATCTTCATCTACGACAACGACATGCATTTCATCAGCTGTTCCACTAAGATTGTTTGCATATGCTGAAGTTCCTGGTGCAGTATCAACAAGATTGTGATATTCCCACCTACGGGTTACTGCAACTCCTGATGCACCATTTGAGTGAGCAGAAGCAAGGGTCAGTGAGGTTGTGTTACCAATAGCACTAACTTTAATCTCCTTACCGAAAATGGTAAGCTGGTCACCAACTTCTACTTCACCAACGAAAGATGTACCACTACCAGTTACAGTTGTTGAATTAGCTGTAACTGAAACGGTACCCGTTAGTGTGCTTTCATAAGCAGCAGACGACGGACACATAGAAACTTTAAGTGAATTGCCTAGTGTTCCTGGATATTTTGCAATCCATTCACCACAATTGAGTGTACCATCATCCCAATTATCTTCATAATCATCATCATTCTTTACAAGGAAACCAGCACCTGCGGTGTTACTTCCTGTAGTTGCTTCGGACGTGGCATTATAGGTACTATTTGAACCTTCGGATGCTACACGAACTTGGTATAAGGCATTGCCATACGAAAGAAAGTTAGCAGAAGTAAACCAACGATTTGCAATATTATTGTCTGGTTTCCAGAATCTTGCAACTAATCGGTCTTCTGAATCTAAAAGAACTCTTTCATTTAAAGGACCCCAAAGAAATTCGCCGACAGCAGCACCTTCAGTAGTGCTAACAGCAGGAATAATAGTGGTTAAGTCAATTTCACTAACATTAACGCCCGGACTGATTTGAAACGCCATCGTTTTATTCTCCTCGTTATCTAATTATAAACTCTTATATGTTTACTTCTTTTATTTATAAAATACAGGTATTAAAGGTTTATCTCCACATCCATTTAGGATCATCGGCAATATCTTTTCTTTCTTGGTCGATTTCCCACCTCTGACCTGTATTATCTACAATGTGGGTTTCTACTTGACCATCATCAATAATACCAAATGGTGTCATATAATCCTCCATTTGTTGCATCTTTTGAGCATAAAGTCTCTCTCTAATATCTGAATCTGTCATCTCTTTGAAATACCCTTGACCGGCGGCCCAAGCAAAGATCACCAATGACATAACCAAATCGTCATTAGCACCTTCTTCAGCTGCAAATGATTTACCATTCGACACGAAAGTCGTCAGTTCTGCTATGGTTTCAAAGTCTTCGATAATCAATTGGTCTTTTTCTATAAGGTCTTTGAGGTTTGAACAACCAATCTTTTTGACTTGGGGTGTAGTCTTGACACCGAATTGTGATTTGGTACCAGCAAAACCACCACCAAGTTTTTGACCATTTCGACCATGGAATGTAGTCATAAGAACGTTTTCGTATTCAAATTCAAAGTTCAGAGCTTGAGCAACTGACAATCCAATCTCATTGTTTTCTACAAGGACAAATGCCTCATTATATGCTTTCGCAACTTTCTGGATGATATCAGGATACAATAAAGGCGACAAGTCTCGTTTATACAACTTACCAACAAATTTGTAGGGCATTTCTGTAATGTCAATCATGGTTAGGGCTTGATGATCCAATCCTTGACCATGAGACACATCAACATTACACATGTACGTGTGCCCCTGTTCTGGACGTTCATAGACTTCAAAGTCATACCAGGTGTCTATAGGTGGTTTGAATGCCATAGTACGAAGTTTTGAGGGTTGGATAAGTGTGTTGGTTGACCCGATAAACTCACACCCAAACTCTTGCGCCCACTGGTCTTTGTTGGTGTTCTTGATAACCTGTTCTTTCCACGCCTTATCTCTACCGGGTATCTGACTCCAATGGACATCAATAGGTATATACTCATTTCTTTGGTCTAACGCATCCGACCAAAGACGATAATACATGTTCATGCCCTTTGGAGTAGAAACTATAATAGTCTTAGAAGTATCACCAGAAGAAATGGTAGGGTATGTAGATTTAAAGAAATTTTCAACCAAATTGTTGTGAATGTGGGCAAGTTCGTCAAGGAAAACTAGATTATACGTATCTCCTCGACCAGAACTTTCAGTTGTCCCAGATGCAATTATTTTAGACTTGTTTTCAAGTTCAATACTACCCTTGTTCCATTCTAAAACACCTTGTTGTAACCATTTAGGTAACCATTCATAGGCAAGTTTCAACCTACTCAATAACTCTCTTGCCAACTCGCCTTTGTTAGCAAAGATAGCAATTTTGTAATAATCATTAAATAGCACCAACCATAACATATATGCAAGGCTTGTGACAGACTTACCACTCTGGCGGGGCCATTTACATATAACATGCCTGTTTGAATTGAAAGTGTTTATGGTATCTTCTTGGAAATCATACATATCAAATGGCACAAGACCCTCGTCAACAGTAACAATTTTGATGTA